ACTTTGTGGGTCTAAAGTTTTTTTTGTTTCTAGCAGGCATATTATCCTGTTTTCTCATATTACTTTTTACCTATAACTTTTTTTAAAGTTTTAGCTTGTCCAGCATGTAATTTAGATGCTTTTTTCAAACCCTTAATTACTTTTTTTATTTTTTTTACTTTTTGTTTTCCCATTATACTCTACCTCCAAATGACATACTTTTTCTTTTTTTTGTAAAAGTTGCAACGTTAGTTGGCTTACCACCTACACCTTGTGCTTTACTTCTTTTCCTTGCAACGGCACTCCGTTTCTGGGAGTCTGTCATGCTTGCCGCTTTGGCAGCAGGGACGCACTTTGGATATTTTCTTTTTGATCCACTTGCAGATTTTCTTCCACATTTTTTAAAACCTCCGCCTTTTTTCTTGGCACCAATATCTACCCAATCTTGTTTAAACCATTCTTTTAAACCAGCCATTAGTAGACCTTTGTTACCTTTCTTCTATTTGACATGACCTTACCACAACCTCTAGCGATACTGCCATTTTTAAAACCTATTCTACCGCCATCTTTTTTTCCAGCAGGTTTAGGTCCTTTAAAATCTTTTCTTTTTTTACCAGAAGGGTCTTTGATTTTACCAGCACAAATTTTACTAGCGTAGGCATTTGCGTATGCCGACGGGTAAACTGCAAATTTTCTTTTTGCTGCCGACTTACCTCTAGGACATAACTTAGTCATTATCTTTTTCTCGCTGTCTGTTTTGCACGTTTAAAATTTGCTGCAGTTGGTGCACCCTTTGCACCTTTCTTTCGCATCTTACCGCCACGCTTTCTTTTGGCGTGAATGTTTGCATAAAGACCAGGACCAGCCATTATCTTTTTCTCTTTTTAACTCTACCACCTTTTTTAGCAACCATTCTGTTTGGGTTGTATCCAAATTTTTTTGCTAATTCAGGTTTCTTTTTAGCTAGTTTAGCTAGACCAGGATTTTTACTTTTACTTATCGCTTTCGCCATAACTCTCCTTTACTTATTGATCTTGCCTTTTTTCTTCATTGCAGAACCAAACTTACCATAAGACTCATCTCTAGAAGCTTTTAATTGCTTCTTAGTTCTTTTCTTTTTAATTCTCATAGCAATTGATTCATCTTTTCTATCTTTGTAACCTTGTTTCTTTTTTTTAACTCGGCCACCTTTTTTCATCATTGCTCCACCAGACATACCCATGTCTGAAGGATAATAACCAGATCTCATATCTTTTCTCATCATACCACCACCCATAGCTTTTGTTCTAGGTTGTGCTACTTGTTTGTTATAATTTGGATTTGCCATTATCTTTTTCCTCCTTTGAATGCTCTTCCGAAACCACGTTTTGCAGCTCCAGTTCTAACAGCTGTTTTTTTACCTTTAACAATTCTTCCACCTTTTTTAGCTGAAATCATTAGAGGGTCCATACCTTGTAAAATACTATCAGATGTAGTCATCATGTCACCTCTGTAAGCATTGTTAGATCTAAATCTTCTCATAGCATCAGCTGCTGCTGAGTCTTTAGCTCTTTGTACATAAGCTGCTTTACCAGAAGGTATAGTGTTACCGTCTGAGTCAGTAATTCTATTTCTAGTTCTAAACGTATTGTTATTTGGAACATTGATTTTAACATCTTGAACTTTGAAAGAACTTTCGTCACCTCCAGGAATTGAGTATGCTGCATCTGAAGTCATTGCTTTTACTGCATCTGCATTTGTTGAAGGCGTAGCATTTCTATTTGCAAAAGCTCTGCCTAGTCCAGCAAGTGCAATACCAGCGCCTAAAACTTTCGCAAGTTTTTTAAGTTTTTTGTTTCTTTTCTTTTTAGCCATTATTTTTTGCCTCCGTTTTTAAATATTTGCGTTCCCTTTATACCATATATGCTCGCCACTACAAGGATCCAAAGATTTGTGAACCATGACGGGAGCGACTGGAAATGCTCAAAGAAGACTTTTATCTTGTCCATAGCTTGAACGTCGTCTGAAAAGACTCCATATGCGAGCACCACGATGGGCAACGTAAGAATTATCAAAACCGCCTCGTCCTTGTAATCTGTTTGTCTAGCTTCCAGTAATTTTCCCTGGTAAGCTTCCTCACCTCGAGCTTGTCTTTCAGCATGCAATAGCTGTGCGTCAGACATAGCGACTTTTGCCTTCTGCTTATTAGCATAAATTTTACTACCAGCAGATACGGCTAATTTAATTGCCGAAAACCACATGTTAGTACCAAGTAGCCTTTACAGGTTTTTTGTCAGCTCTAAGTCTCTTAGTGCCTTTTACATCCACAACTTGTGACTCAAAAGGTTTAGTTGCTTCAATAACGATTCCGCCTTGTTGCATACCATCCTTATCAGCACCTAGTTCTGGAGTGACATTTGGGTTTTTATTTTTTTTAGTCATAGTTTCTCCTTATACTATCTTTTAGGACCTTTCAAGATCCTAACATCTGTTTGTTTCATCATGTCATTGACCATTTTTGAGTCAATTCCCATTTGTGTTTTTGTTAGCGATGTATCGGCTCTTAGTTCTGCCAATTCTTCGTTCTGTTGTAACTTCTCATCAAACTGCTGTTGACCCATTAATTGTTTAGATCTATCTAAATTAATCTTTTCTTGTGCTTGATCACGTTTTGCAGCGTCATCCATAGCTCTTAAATCAAGTTCTCTTGCTTTTAATGCTGCAACAGGGTCTCCGTTAAAGCCACCCATGATTTTATTTTCTTCATTTTTAAATTCTTCAGTCATTTCTGCAATTAATTTAGCTTTTCTAGACTCTAAACTCATAGACATTTGCATAATTTGTTGTTGATACTGCGGATCTTGCTGTAACATTGGATTTTGTTGTGCCATTTGTTGCATTTGCATCAATTGTTGTATCTCATCTCTAAATTCTACCTCTAATTGCTCTTGTGCCATCAAAGAAATGTGTTCAAAAATGTTTTTTTCGAGTGCACCCATCACAACTGGACTATTTCTAGCAATATTTGTCGCCATAAAGTTTAAATGAGTCGTAATATGCGCTTGATGGTCCTGTCCTTTGAAAGCTTGGAATGGTTTGTTGCTCATTGCAAGAATATTTTCAGTTGCAGGGTCCATTGGTTGTGGTTGTTGCGGTGGTGGTAAAATTTTATCAATATTTTTTACACCAATTGCTGAATACATTGAATGAAATGCTTCATACAAGTTATGCATTTGCGGATTTGACATCGCAAGTTGTAATTCTGTTTGTGCTAAACTAATTCTTTGTGATTGAGAAAAAATATTTGGATCTGCAACAGGTATAATATCTATCTTATCATCAAAATCTGCAACTTTAATATTTCTTTGACCACCTACTACATCATATGGATACTCTTGAGGTAGATAAGTTTTAAAAACACCAGCTAATAATTTAAATTCACTTTTCATCGCCACATACAATCTTTTATGTATGGCTGACATGACCCTGGAGCCTCGCTCTAAAAGGGCAATAGTCGTTCCAACAGCTGCCTGCTGGTTGCCGTCACCGACCTGCATGTCAGCTATGGCGGCAAATCGTTGCCCTGCCTGTACCACTATTCCCATCAACTGTAATAATGTTGGTGAAGGTTCTTTAAATGGTAATGGCATAAATGCATCTTTAATACTTCCTCCAGGTGCATCTACATCTCTGAATTCTCCAGGTTGGATTGCCTGCGCTTCGTCTCTTACTCGTATTCCTCGTTGTTTAAATCCTGCAGGTAAATTACTTAACGTACCTGCGTCTAGTAGTTGTCTTAATGCAGTAGTTGCCGTTCTAGACAAACCACCTATCATATGAATTAAACCAAAACCGTAAAAACCCATACCCGGTAAAAATTTAAAATGAACAAAATAATCTATTTTAGATTTTGTTGGATCTTCAGCTTGAAAGTTTCTTCTAATTGATAATATTTCTCTACTACCCATTTCAAGAGTTACAATGTATGGAAGTTTAATTCCTGTTGGCTCTCCATCTGAGTCTTTATCTTCAAAACCATCTAAATCTAAATCAGTGTGTATTTCTAAAATAGTAAAGATGTCTTCATCTTTTCCTTTTTTAACACCTTCTAGTTCTCGTTCTTTTTTCTGTACTTCTGTTTCTTCATTGTAACCTGGTGTTAGTTCCATGTCTTTGTAAAAACCTGATACTTGTTTTTTTCTAACTTCGTTTTCAGACATTTTAATCATGTGAATAACAGACTCTGCATCCTCTAAAGAAGTTGCAGTGTATGGAACAACTAAATCATCAGCCGGTACAAATTTAGACACGGCTCTGCCAAGTAGTTCATCGTAATAAACTTTCTTGAACGCAGAGCCGGCAAGAGGGAGATAAAAAAGCATTTGATCGAACTCGGGTTCATACTCCTTCATCACATCCATGAGTTGATAGTTCATGAATTCTTTAACTCTGTTTGATTGATCTTCTCTAGCTCTATCTGCTAGTCCAACTATTCTAGTATGTACTGGACCATTAGCCGGTAATAATTCTTTGTAAGCTTGTGCTTGAAATTGTGTTACTGCTTCTGCAAGAACAGGATGTGTTGCACCACTTGCTCCTTGAAAAGGTTGAGTTGGATTTTCATATTTAAATCCTAAAAGATCTAAACCTTTTGTGTAACTATCTTCCCAATCTTTTCTTGAAGATTTATATTGATTGTAATTTTCTGCAAGTTCAGAACCTAGTTTACCTAAAACATCTTCTGGTAAAAGTTCTGCTAAATTATCAAAATGAGATTCGCCGCCACCTGCGTTAACTGCTTCTGGATCGAAATTAATTGTCGCTCCACCATCTTCGTCTTGAGTTATTTGAATGTCGTCCGGTCCAACTTGTTCTTTAATATTTTCTTGTTGGGCCTCAACAATTTCTTCTTCTCCAGGTATTTTAATTTCAGTCTCTACGTTTGGTAGGGCTTTGTCTATATCTGCCATTTATATTCTCCGAGTTCCTTATGTTTGTAGCTTGTTTTGTCTGAACATTCAACCCTTGTGAATCAGGTCCTTTTAAGGGTGGGATTTCCTTCCATTTGACGTGTTGCATATTTACAACAAGAGTTTTATTCTTCATTGCTAAACATACCTCTTTTGTTTCTGTAATCATCAAACAATTCGTATCCGCTAATACCAGCAGATAATGCAAGACCTGGTAAACCAAATCGTCTTGATACAGTTTTCAATACACTTGGACTAATCCCAAGTCTCATAGTTTTTGCAAGCGTAGGACTTAGTCCTTTGGTAGCAAATTCAGTTGCAGGACCTGCAAATGCAGCTCCTAAATAATTCATTGGATTAGTTGCAATGTCAGTCAATGAATCACCTTGTTGTACTTGACCTGCAATAAATAAAGGTTCAGTTGCAAGTAATGCAGCCGGTGTACCTAAAGCACTTAAACCTCTTCCTAAAGTTTTTAATGCAGTTTTTGTAATTCCAGATTTATTTGCACCCAATGCTCCACTTCTTGCTGCTTCAATAGTTGATGGTGCAACTGCTGCAGTTCCTGCTACAGCACCAGCTCCAATAACTGGTAATTGATAATCTAATATTGCAGGACTTTCTTCTGGTGTATTATCTAATTTTCCTGTCACCATGTCGATCAACATATTCTTTTGTTGACTCTCGTCAGATAAATAAGTTGTTGGGTCATCATTCATAAATGTTTTAACAACGCCTGCTGTTGCTGCACCGACTGCAGCTAGTGCACCAAATTTACCTGCGCCTCTTGTCAAAGGACTTTGTAAAAATTTTGTTGCTGAGTTTTTAAATTTGTCTAACCTACTTGCGTCTTGTGCTAATTTTTCTGGTTCCTTTCGTATTGCTTCTTCAACAGCATCAACACAACTTATTGTTCCACCATTTGCTTTTTTAGTTCTAACAATTTTACATATAGGTCCATTTGCTGCTGCATCTTCTCTTATATCAGAAAAAAGTTTGTAAGGGTCTGTATCAAAATCTAGTTGTTTTAAATTTTGTGATACTTTAGTTATTTCACTTTTTGGAATATTAGCCTGGGCTTCTTGAACTGCTTTAGCATTTTCCATAAAAAAATATCTATCAATAGGATCAGGTATTATTTTATCTATTGCTTTTATATTACCTCTAAAATTTTTTGGTGATACCTCCTGTATACTTTTACCTTCAAAAAGACCAAAAGGGTCGACTGTTTTTGAAGGATCTAATCCTAATCTATACGTGTTTCTTGTGATAGGTTCTTCTACTTTAAAACTTTTATAACCTTTAGTTGCATAAGCAACAGCCGCCCCTTTATCATTAATCTTGTTTATTTTATTTACATATCCTTTTGATTTATTTTTAAAAAGTTTGTCTCTTTCTTTGTAAAGCTGGTTTAAATAAGGATCTACATTTTTTAATATCTCTTGGTTTATTCTTTGTGGAGAATAACCAAGTGTTTCAAATTTAACCACCTGACTACCTAAATCATCCATATGTGATAATTGAGATGTTACACTTCCTTCCATGGCTCTTTCAAAAGCAGGAACACTAAATTTTTTAATTTTTTTCTTCCTAATCTCTTGAACTTTTTTTGCAGACTCTTCTGGGTTAAAACCTTTTTCTTCTCTGTATTCGTCAATTAATGCAGCGGGAATTGCTTTTATGGTTTTCT